CTATGCAACTGAGGGCGCGACCACGAAGGACGGCGATCCTATCATTGATGACGTGAACGGCTGGGATGTGTTCAAGCAGGCGATCGGCTTCTCACCGGCAGCAATCAGTGAGCAGTACGGCGTGAACAGCGTCAACATGAATAAGCAGAAAGCGATCCTGGCTAAACGCTCGCGCCTGCTGGCTGACTACTACAAAGCCGATAAGGCTGGCGATGAGAAGAAAGTGGATGAAATCGGCAGGCAGATGGATGAGTTTTCCGATAAGTACCCGGAAATGCAGATTGATAATAAGTCAATCCGCCGTTCGATGAAGAACCGCGACCGTTACCGGGATAGTAATACCGGCGGCATGTCGTATAATAACAACCTTCGCGATCGGCTCATCGAAGAGCAGCCCGCGAAGATCTATCGGTAAAAGAGACATACCCGCTGTTGCTGGCGCTTGATCCGGCGCAGCGGTGGCTTCCTTGTCAGGCGGGTGTTTGACCCAACGCTGAACCGCCTGACATAGCAATCCTCCCCGGACGGTAACGGGACTAAACGTGACATTCGGCACGGAATCAGAGCAATCCGATACACCCCGCAAATATGCGGGGTTTCTTTTTTGCGTTTTTGTTGTGGTAACGCAAACGCACGTCATATAATCAGAACACATTCACTGCCGCGCAAGACGTGCGAGCCTAACAAGGGGCGCGCGCATGCCGCAAAAACTCACACCGCAGGACTACCAGAACGCCGCGAAGAAGCTGGGCGTTTCTGTTGCTCACATCAAAGCCGTGACCGCAGTAGAGAGCCAGGGTGGCGGCTTTCTGGCTGATGGTCGCCCGAAGATCCTCTTTGAGCGTCACGTTTTCAGAAAGCGCCTTATTGAGAAAGGCGTAAGCGTACAGAATACTCCTAATGACATCGTGAACGCAGCAAGCGGCGGATATCAGGGCGGAGTAAAAGAGCACGACCGCCTGGCCCGCGCCGCGAAGATCGACCGTGATGCCGCGCTGGAATCCGCTTCCTGGGGCTTATTCCAGATCATGGGCTATCACTGGAAGACGCTGGGCTATGCATCACTCCAGACCTTCATCAACGAAATGTATCGGGATGAAGGCGGGCAGTTGGATGCCTTTATCCGCTTCATTCTGGCGGATCCCCGCTTGCTGCGGGCGCTGAAAAATCAGGACTGGGCATCTTTCGCGCGCATTTACAACGGGCCGGGCTACGCGGCTAACCGTTACGACGTGAAGATGGCAGACGAATTTAAACGTGCTGGCGGGACGGTGGCCTGATGGATGAATTTACCCCACCGGGCGGGCTGGCGGGCGGTATCGCAAGCTCTGTCTTCGGTATTGCTATGCTTATTATGTGGCTTCGGAAGAAATGGACTGGCGACAGTGCTGACATCGCCGGAAACCGCGCTGAAGTCGATATCATTGCCGTTTTGCAAAAAGAGCGTGACGACCTTCGGCAGATGCTGAAGGAGTCGAACGCCGAGCGCAACGAACAATGGAAGCAGATAGCCACCCTGTCGGCTCAACTGGAAATCATGCAGAACAAAGTCTCTAGCCTGACTGATGAGGTGACAAGACTGCGTGCGGCGCTGGAGAGAAGCAATGACAGGAACCAATAAGATGACGGACTCTATTAAGCAGGAGTTTCGCCATCGCGGCGCGCTGTGGGTAGGGATCCTTTTTGCTACCTTTTTCGGGGCTATCGGCGGCTACACGGTGGCCGCTTATTTCATCGGAGATAAAGCCTCGAAAGAAGTCGCCAGCGTGCGCGAGGCGTACAACGATGCTGCCAAAGCGCGGATGTCACAGCTGGCTGATGTCACCGACCGGTTAGGTCAGTGCCTGGTGATTACGGCGAAGAACGGGGAAGCGGCCAGCAGTGCCGCTAACCAGGCAGCGACAGCAGCAAACAACGCTGCAACGGCGGCAGATAAAGCCGCCACCGCGCTGGATAAAGTCACCACCGAGCCGAAGCCATGAAGATACCTTCTCAGCTTTTGATCACCGGAACAATCTGCGCGCTGGTATCCGGTTTAATCGTGTATCAGGCGCAGAATATGCGCTTTGAGCGTAAAATATCTGACAATCAGGCCGCGTTTGATCGCACCCTCAGCGCCATTACCACCAAAGCCCAGCAGGACACAGCCGACGCTATCCAGCGCATGAAGGATGCCCAGGCCGCTGCCGCTGACCTCGATGCTAAAGCCACCCAGGATCTCGCCAATGCTAAAGCCGAAAATGACCGCCTGCGCGCTGATGTCGCTGCTGGCACTCGCCGGGTGCGCCTCGCATCAGCCGATCTTGCAACCTGTAAGCTCACCTCAGGCAGAGGTGCCAGCAGCAGCGGCGTGGGCGATGGAGTACAAATCGACCTCAGTCCAGAAGGTGGACGCGCTGTTCTCGATCTCAGAGAATCAGCCGAAACAGACGGAAAAGTAATCGCGTACCTTCAGGGCTATATCCGCGACGTAGTGAACCAGTGCAAGCGCCGCTAGTACAATTCTGAAAATATGCAAGTTCGCTGAAATATCCTCTTACACAGATACCGGCAGGCGTATGATTTGCCTGCCGACTATCCGGCATCAACCGTAAGGAAAGGAAATGGACGCTTCAGCAATCTCTGTTCAGCCAATCGCAGACCTCCCGGCCAGCAACCTCCAGGACATTCTGGGCCAGATCTACGGCAAATCTCAGTACGCTGCTGACGCCGCTGGCTCTGCCGAATACAAAGCCAACCAGGCTCAGGAAAAAGCGGATCAGCTGGAAGGTCAGATCCAGTACGCTGCCGACACTGCGGGCTTTGTTGATTATCATCTGCGCCAGATCGCTGCGCTGGTGGGCTATACCGGCCTTCCTGCTGCAAAAGAGTCAGGTGAATAACCACCAGCAAAAAATAAGCCCCATTACGGGGCTTTTTAATTCCTCAATTTCGAGGTTTTAGGAAGGTACAGATCTGGGCTGTCAGCTTGGAATCCAATTGTGCATATCTGCATAATTAGAAAAGTAATACATTTCATGTAGTTATTTTTAATTCCGGGAATCTGAGGAATTAAAATTAAGCTACGATACTCAGAACCGGCTTCCCGTTCTCCCTCAGCATCTTCCTCATGTAGTCATCCCACAGCGCCATGCCGTGCCGCTTTTCTGGCAGCATGTTCCAGCGATCGTAATGCACCGCGCTCACATCGGTCTGCGTGTGATTGCACAGGCGGGATCTGATTTCCTTCGATACACCGGCGGCACCGGCCAATGTGAAGAATGTCCTGCGGAGATCCCTGTTGGTGTAGGTGGGTATCACGCCGCGCTCCCGCTGCCGCCACAGGAAGGCATACAGGGTGCCGTGAGATACCGGGATCGTCGGATCCATCATTGAGGGGAAGAAGTGTCCTGAAGGGCCGGGTACGATGGAATCCAGTATCTCTACCGCCAGCGCGGGCAGGGGGATCGAGTGAGCCTTACCATTCTTCGTTTTGTCGAAGTTAATCATCTTCTCCACGGGATCGTACTGACTGACATGAAGCCCGGCTATCTCTTCAACACGCTGCCCGCAGGTCATCAGCAGCCGGATGGCGCGGCAGTATGGAGGGTGAACCGTCGTGTCAGGGTTTTCCAGCCACCGCCACAGCTTCACCCACTCATCTTCCCGCAGCCAGCGCTGGCCGGGATTTTTTGGCTCTGTTGGAATGCCCGCCGCCGGATTGGACGCCAGCTTAAAGCGCCTGGGGCTGGTGGAGCGATAGTCGTGCTCAGAGCGCATGGCCCAGCTGTACGCGCTTCTCAGGTACGATCGGGTGTGGTCTGCCATGCTGCGTGCGCCACGCTCATAGATGGGGCGCAGGATTGAAACGATATCATCTGGCGTGATGTCGCGGGCCAGGCGGTTTCGCCCCAGCGTATCGGCTATCCGGTTCAGACCTTTGCGGGCCTCTTTGTGGCTGCGCTTCCCTGCCGCCTCCAGGCTGTCGCAGTATGCCTCAAACAGATCCGCAACGGTGCCTGGGCGGGTGTCGCCTGCAACCTTGATGCTGGCACCCTTCTGGATGCTGGCGGCGTAGTCCCGGTTGAACAGCTCGCGGGCTTCAGCGAGGCTCAGAGCCGGATAGCTGCCGATCTTGGATTTGATGCGCTTCCCGTCGCGGTACTGCTGCGCGAAAAAATCAGCGGTTACGCGGGTGGGCATCGGCTTGATGACCAGCGTCAGGCGACCAACGCCGCGCCCTTCGCCGTCTGTGAGGGTTTCCATCTTCTGCTGTTTGGCGACACGCTTCAGGGCGTTTCGTATCTGGCCGTCTGTGAGTGCTGGCATCTTGCGCGCTCCTTCTCCGCTGGGTGCGGTTAGGTGGGTGATAACGGGGGCTGTAACTGGTGTCGGTTTGGCCGACGCACCCCGTTTATTGATCGCGCACCGCTCCCAGTCAATAATTGAAATTCGTAAGGTGATTCAAAGGGTTTGAGCGTGAACCAGCGTGAACGTAAATCAGCCCGTAGGGTGATTGTGGATCGCCCTACGCTAACAGCCTCTGCAATTGATTTTGTTAATGTTTTTTCCTGTCCAGCTTCCTGCTGGTGGCGGTAATAGGTGGCTGTTTACATTTGACCCCAGCCACATTACCGCACCCACCCATTCACGTCGGATGGTTCACGCTGACTCACTTTATCCTGCCGTGCTGTGAACCGCATTAGGGAAATACAGCGCCACGCCGCCAAAGTCGGCACCGATGGCTGCTGCCGCGCTTGCCCACTCACCGCCTTCCTTTTCCTGATGATCACCAATCTCATCCTCGCGCGTGGCGTCATGCAGACACACAGCCTGGTCGCCTATGGTGAAGAATGCGATCCGTTTCGACGGGCAGCGGTTCAGCACCTCCTGCACATCTTCCAGCCAGGCTCGCTCAGCTTTGGTCAGTGGTTTGGACTTAGCCATGCTCACCCCCTGGCGCTGGCGCAGCTGCCTGAAAGTGCTCAACGCCTTTTTTCCAAATCTCTTTGATGGTTGTCCAAGACACTGGAACCACAATATGAATACGCCCGCTTCTATCACAAGTTTCACAATCATCATCGCCAAAACATTCAGGGCAGCTGATTGAGTATTCCTCTTTGAACTCGCCCATCAACGCAGCTTTAGCGCCGTTCTCTGCTGTCAGTGCGCGCGGAGCCATAACGAAGCTATCAGGCACTGCTGGCGCTGCCCACTTCATCGCCTCAATCACCAGGCACTGGATAGCAGCCTTCAGGCGAACATCGGGCCAGCCATCTTCGGCGGCGGTTGCCCGGCACTCCATAATCTTCTGCGCGATGTCCAGCGCAGGCGCGTCAAACTGATACTGGCCTGGCTTGAGAGTGGGCTTCAGGCCTTCGCTGCGTACCTGAGAAACGATGTCACACAGACTAGCCTGCTGGGCGGCGTTCTCTCCGTTGATGAGCACATCCAGCTCGCGCACCAGGCGGCGTTTATCTGCCAGCGCTTCCTCATAATCCGCTGCCGTACGACCGCCATCAGCGGCTCTAAGCGC